GATTTGTTGTTGCGGATCTTCCCAGCTTCACCCACCCAGACCAAGTGAAGATCTTGTCGTTGGTGGGAGACGCGCCAGCGGTGCGCGACAGGTAACCGTTATTGCTCGCGCGGAAGCGCAGCGAGTAGGGGACATCGTAGCCAGTAGCTCCAGAAGCGCCAGCTAGTACGTTATTCTGAAAAGGCATTTGATTTATTGTTCCCTTTTACTTTACATCATATGTTACAACTGCATGAATTGCAGTGGACGTATAGACAATATAGTCCAGACGATCCACAGCAGAAGCAGTTGTCGTGAGTGTAGGAGCTTCACCATTGGCAAACTTCCAGTTGCTGCCAAACGATAGTGTCTTTCCGCCAGAAACATCCTGTTCAATGAAAATTGAACCCGTCTGACCAGCAGCACAGTTGGATGGATTCTCAAATGTCCGGTTTCCTACTAGCTGGATTGCAAAGTTCTGGGCAACATTGAAATCAATAGCAATGCTCGTGGATACATCAGTCAGGCTGACAATATGTGCCCTAGCCGACTTCGTGATTTCTAGCTGCTTGATTGGTACGCTTGTGCCAAATCCGACATTGCCAGAAGCATCGACATTGATCCTATCCACTCCGCTTGTTGCAATTGCAAGGGATGTAGTAGCCGATACTTTTGGGGTCGTGATATTGGTTGAAAATGTACCAGTTGCAAACTTGGCATCAGTACCACTTACGGCACTGACTACCGTTAGCTGATTTACTGTGAAAGCACTGATTGATACTGGAAAATCGATCTGATGGATGTTCGTGCCATCACAAGCAACGAATGTGTTCTGCTTTGGAACAGTATAGCTTGAACCACTTGCAGTCTTCATGTAGACATCAAAGCTACCAGTAACAACGTTTCTTAGGAAGTATGTCTTTTCATGGGATGGAATGGTAATAGTGACGTTTGCGGTAAGTGCGCCAGCAAACTCAAGCGACGCATTTCTGGACTGGTCAACAGAACCATTGTTCTCAGAAAGAGTAACTGGAACGCTGCTTACCGAGACTACGACATAGCCAGCAACAGCTTCATCAATCAGGTCGATGACGTTCTGGTTGAGAATGTCACCCCAAGAGTTGGGATTCTCTCCATCACCCTGCTTCTCGAACCGCAGTCTTGTCGTGTATGTACTTGCCATTCTAGGTTCCTCTTTTAAGGAGATTCATATCTCTGTGTATTATCTCACATCCAACGTAGCCACTGCATGAATGGCTGTGGAGGTGAATACAATATAATCTACGCGATCTACGGCAGAAGCTGTAACAGTAAGAGTTGGAGCAGCGGCTCCAGCAAACTTCCAGTTGCTCCCAAACGATAGTGTCTTGCCACCAGATACGTTCTGCATGACGAAGATGGAACCAGTCTGTCCAGCAACGCAGTTTGATGGATTCTCCAATGTCCTGTTGCCAGTCAGCATGACTGCAAAGTTCTGCGCTGTATTGAAATCTACCGCAATGCTGGTACCATCAGTAAGACTGACAATATCAGAAATTGCAGGACCAGCCACCCGAAGCTTCTTTCCGAGTAGATCAGTCGCACTGATTACAATACCCTTTGAAAAGATGGTTGAAGTGCTAACCGCACCACTGAATGAACCAGTAGTTGCAAGAACAGAGCCACCGCTTACATTTACAGCCGTCGTTGCATTTATAGCTGAAGTTGCAAATACAGCACTTACCGCATTGGTTGCATTCGTAGCACTTGATGCAAACACGGCAGAAGTGGCATTCTCGGCATTTGTTGCATTCGTAGCACTTGAGGCAAATACTGCCGAAGTTGCATTTGTTGCATTTACTGCGTTTGTCGCATTGGTAGCACTAGCAGCGAATACAGCAGATGTCGCATTGGTTGCATTGACGGCATTTGTTGCATTGGTAGCCGATGTTGCAAATACTGCTGATGTAGCATTTTCTGCATTGGTTGCATTCGTGGCACTAGATGCAAACACTGCCGATGTAGCATTGGTTGCATTGACGGCATTGGTAGCATTCGTAGCTGATGCTGCAAATACAGCAGATGTTGCATTAGTGGCATTTACAGCGTTAGTTGCATTCGTAGCTGATGTAGCAAACACTGCACTGACTGCATTGGTTGCATTTGTGGCATCTGTAGCAGATGTGGCAAATGAAGCACTTACAGCATTAGTGGCATTTGTCGCAGATGATGCAAACACAGCCGACGTGGCATTGACAGCATTCGTGGCATTGGTAGCACTGGCTGCAAATATTGCACTGACGTTTGTTAGTCCAGCACCTCCACCAACAAAGTCGGTTGCACTGATGATGCCATTGACTGTTGCTGCACTGACTACTGTAAGGACGTTGACAGTGTATGCTGAAACCGATACAGGAGCAGTTGGAAGGTTGGTAAGGTTTGAACCATCACCATAAAAAGTAGCTGCTGAAACCTTGTCCGTGAATGTAGCGGAAACACCAACAAGATTATTGGTTGACTCCAGCTTGGTTGCAGTAAAGTTTGATACGCTTACCGAAACAGGAGTAGCAGCACTAACGATCTGACCCATTGAATTGACTTCAAGAAGAATATGTGGGCCATATGAAGCAGATACAACTCCAGTAGAATCAAGGGAGATGACTGGATTGCTTGCAAGTCCGTCTCCGTTTGCCACGGAAACACCAGTACCAGCGATGAGGGTCCTGCCTACTGCGGTGCCTCCCGAAATCGCTGGAAATCCTGTTACACCACTTAGATCCGTGATTGCATTGAGAGCAGAAGCAGTTGCAGTAAGAGTAGCACCATTTAGCTGGAAAGTACCATTGATGTTGACTGCGCTATTGCTTAGCTGTAGTGGAGAATTGGTTCCCTCACCATCCGATACAGTACGAAGAGTACCATCAACACCACCGTTGTTGTTGCTGACCTGAAGGAGATCCTTGTATGTATTGGCAATCGTCTTGCCGGTGAGAGTAGCCATGTCTGCTCCTTAAGCCTTACACCAAATTCCAATATTGAGTTTCGTCTTCCCAGTTGATACCAGCATTGTTCCACACAAGATTGCGGTCGTTGTTCAGTGGTGGTCTTGGGTTACGAATGTATTCGTCATCCCTTACATTTGGAGATCTGTTCTGGGGATGGTTCTTGAGATCGTACTGGCCCTCGTAGTCCTCCGGACATACCATCATGCCATAGCTGTTACGCTTCAGTTCACGATAGGGATATTGGAACCCACATGTGTCGCAGATGCCTAACGCTATTCTGGTAGTAGCCATCTTCGTATTTTACACCAAGTTCAGCTTTGGTACAATACGAAGACTTGTCCTTTCCCTGTCCTCATCCATAGCCCTAGCAAGACGCTCCTCATATTCCTGCTTGATGAACATGATGCGGTTGCCATCGATGCCAGCCCGCTTGAGTGACATGAAGTAGGCAACACCGGCAGTCATGCACGGTAGGAAGCGTCTGGATACATCGGCAATTTGGCCAGCAGACTTGTTGACATCCTGTAGATACTTGATCTTCTCGATCTTCAGGGAGTAGTCGTTGTTGTCTGGAACAGGCCACAGATAGAGTTCTGGATTGGACCTACCCCTGCGAATTGCATACTGGGTGGGACGACCCGTCTGGCTCTTTCGTGGAATCTTGAGGTACTCTTCCATCGAAATACGATCAAGCTGGATATCCGTAGTGCTGAGGTTGACCACCACTTCCATAGCATCGACCATGTTGGATGAAAGAGAATATGCAGTGACTGACGTAGAAACATCGACTACAGTCGTGTTGGTTGACCACAGGAGAATACCCCTGTTCTGCCAATCTTGAAGCAGGAGATTGATGGAACGACGAGCAGACTTTGGATCATTACCCAATGTCTGCTCGCCTCCAATCATTTCCAAAGCCTCTTGGATAACTTCATCAATATCCATGCTGAAGTTATATGTCCCGCTAGTTGACATGCTTTGGAATCTCCCCTTTAGTTAACTTTATATTAGCTCAGCCCTTGCTGCGCTTGCGCCCAGCAGCAGCCATCTTCTGCATCTTCTCGGCACCATACTTCTTGCGACCGATTGCTGCTGCTACTGCTGCTGGATTCTCGACGTTACCGCGAGCGGCAATGCTCTTCGTAAGCTTTGCAAAACGCTCACCCGTGCCCAGTTTTGGCATCTTTGACGGTGCCTTCTTCTTACCCATTGGCATTGAAATCTGTCTCCCTATGCTTGATCTTGAAATAGCCATTTATCGCTTGATGCCCCTAACGTACTGCTGTGACTTAGGTGGCATCTTCTTTGAGCCGGTAGGACCAGCCCAATACTGCTTGTTTGCCCAATAGGCTGCGCTCTGAGGACCCTTTGCAATATTCCTTGCATGGCGATCCTTGAATGCCTTTCGAGCTTCCGGTGAGTAGTTATGGCCCATCTTCTGGTCACCGAACCGAAGTACCTTTACGCCACCAGAAGGAGAACGGACCGCCACCACACCCTTTTTGGTTGGGTGGGAAGGAGTGTTCTTCGGCTTGTTGAGACCGCTCAGTCCCAGTTTGCGTAGCTTGTTCTTTTCTGCGTCTGTAAGTGCCATGATTTCCCTTTAGAACTTTCTGAACTGCTTTACCTTTTGGGCGATTGTCTTTGGCTGCTTGACGAACTGCTTTCCCTTTCGAGTACCAGCCCTCTTTGCTGCCGTTGTTGCGGCATATTCACTTGCAGACAGTGACTTGATTGCCTGCTCCGGAAGATATCGCTCGCCTGTTTCCTTTGAAGGCTTGCCCGACTTTGTGCGCCACTTCTGTCTTGTCCAAGCCTTCAGACTCTCTTGCGGGTCCTTGATCATTCCCTTGGCCATAGTATTGATTACCTATATCCTCCACCACGCTTCTTGTATTCCGATGCAAGAAGCTGTGCCTTTCTAGCTGACCATTCTCCAGCATCCCCGCCTTTTGTACCAGCCTTGATTCTGTTGAATAGCTGCTTTCTCATCGTTGGCTTTGTATAGTTGCCAGCTTCATTTACTCGGGACACATAGCCACCCATCTTCATTACCATCAGATCACCAGTACGGTTCATCTGACGCTTCATTTCCCGTACAGGAGTCTTCCCAGCCTTTCGAATTACACGCTGTGCCGCAATACGCTCTTCCATTGGAATATTCTCGTCATCACGAGTATTGATTGCCCTGCGAAGATTATACTTGCTGGTGACCAATGATGGAAGGCCACCTTCAGCAAGTCTCTTTGCATTTGCAGATCTAAGAGCAATGGCCACAGCTTGCTTCTGTGGCCTGCCCTCCTTTACCAGCATTCTGATGTTACTGCTGATTACCTTATCTGATTTACCCCTTTTGAGCGGCATTTGTAAATTACTTTCTTCCCTTTCTCATCACTGCGCCACCACCACGCATTGCTGCACCACAGCCCCTGCCAATCTTGCCGCCCATCGCCTTCTTGACTACTGCTGGCTTTGGAGCAGGTGGAGGAGGTGGGGGTGGAGGAGGTGGAATAGGATCTTCCTTTACAACACTACCACCATTACCAGAAGTGACATCCGCTGCATACGGATCTTCCTT